TAAAATGAAAAAATACAAATTTGTTGACGAAAATTTTTACTATGAATGTGCTGATGGATGGATTCCACTTCTTGAAAGTCTATTCTATACAATAGACAAACATTTGCAACATCAAGAACAAATCAGAAAACCTGTTGATTTTAATATCACGCAGATAAAAGAGAAGTTTGGTTGTCTCAGAATATACTATGACGGTGGAGATGACTACATTTATGGAAGTATTCGTATGGCTGAAAATGTTAGTAGTAAGATTTGTGAAAGATGTGGAAATAAGGGAGAGGCAAGAAAAGGATCATGGATAAAGGTTTTGTGTGATGAATGTATGCTTCGTGATACATTATAAGGTTTAATGTCTAAAGAAGATTACAAAATGTATAAAGGATGGGACTTTCGTGTTGTTAAAAATAAAGATGTTAATGGTATTTACTATGGCATTACTAGAGTTTATGTTGATGAAAGCGAAGACGATTCTCATATAGACGAGGGAATAACATGTCCAATTGCCAATGATTTTGAGAGTTTAGTTGAACAACTAGAAGAAATGCTTGAGGCTTGCAAACGTCCAGCAATAGACTATAATACAGGTGAAGAGGAGGATTAATGGGACACTGGAATTACCGTGTAGTCAAACGAATTTGGAATCATAAATATCTACATGAGCCAAAAGAATTATTTGACATCTGTGAAGTGTATTATGATGAGAATGGTGAAATAGACTACATGACTAGTAGCTTAATTACTGAAGATAGCATAGACGATCTTAGAGAAACATTACAATGGATGTTGGACTCTCTTGACAAACCAATTATAGAGGAGAAAAACAATGAAAGCAATACTTGAGTTTGATCTTTCCGATCCAGAAGACGAGAGACTATACAGACTATGTAATAATGCAGAAGATAAGGATGTTTTTATTTATGATCTTGGCGAACAGTTAAGATCATGGTATAAATATGGATCTCCATTCAAAACAGCAGAAGAAGCCATAGAAGGTGTAAGACAAGAGTATTACAGACTTATAGAGTATCACAACATAAGGACAGAAATATGACTGATATTTATTCTAAACCAGTAATGGTTGATCCTCCTGGTGGTTGGAAATATGGTTTTCCTAAACTTTATGACCCTTCTAAAGAAGAGGGAACAATGTATGATTGGTTAGTTAGACAAGGCTATCCTCAATCAGAAATAGATCGTTATGATGGACAGTTTTACTGTAGTTTTTGGTATTGGTATCCAGAGGGGGAAAAATGAAAGAAATATTTTATAACGATCCATCTCCAGAATCAGAGTGGGGAGTTGTAACGACTAATCAATTCAATGTTAATGAAAATTATAGCCCAAGATGTTGGGTGTTTGAAAATTTTTATGATGATCCAGACGCAGTTAGAGACTTTGCACTTAAACAAGTTTTCTTTCCAGGTGAAGGTGCTGTCGGTCATAGAACAAGAAAACAATTTTTATTTGATGGCGTGAAAGAAAAATTTGAACACATCATGCAAGCATCTATACATTACCATACAGAAGATGGTCATGGGTGGTGCGACGGCGGTATAAATGGTAGATTCCAAACATGTACACCAGAAAACCCATTAGTATACCATTGTGACGAGCAACAATATGCTGGAATGGTTTACTTAACTCCAGATGCTCCACCAGAGTGCGGAACTAGTTTCTTTAGGCATAAAAAAACAAAGATAAGACACAACTCAGAAATAAACTGGGAAGCTGGACAAGCTTTAGAAATTTTTAATCAACATACATTCATTGATGGAACCCCATATGAACTTGTAGACAAAATTGGAAATGTGTATAACAGATTAGTTATTTTTGACGGAGGATTAATACACTCTGCTTCACAGTATTTTGGGTGGGATCTACATAGTAGTAGATTATTTCACATGTACTTTTTTGATATAGAAAAATGAAAGAATACACAATAATAGAGGAGCATTCGTGAAAAAGAAAATATTGAATGATCGCAAAGTAGATCCGTTTGCTATAATTCGAAGCTTACCAGAAAAAGCTCTATTTAAAGATTGCCCAATTAAACCACCAGAGGAAACAATAGAAGCGGCAGAAGAATTTTATTTGAAGTTTGCTGAACAGCCATCATACGTTTCATCATGCGACGAACAAGTTATATTGGAATGGCACTGGCCCAATATGAAAAACCCAAGAATGATAAGAGAATTAGTTTTTAAGAATGCTATTGATCTTGAGTGGAGAACATATGATTACTAGTGTATAAAATACATAGTAAGCCACAATACACTGGAGGTTCATATGAAAAGTTTCAATGTCCTCTTGATTTCCGTATTGATATCAATAGTATCTTTAGAAAGTTTTCTTAAAAATAAATAAGGGGGCGTAAAGGTATCGACAGGTTTGAAGAAATATAGACTGCAAGTAGTAGTTGATCTGGAGGCTACTTTAAAACCAGATTAAAAGTGTTAAATGGCACAACTCCATTTGCTCTCGCTGCCTAATTAACGGTAGTGACGATCTTAGGAACCGTTAGAGGTAGGGTCCAAAAGATCGTTGTAAAATCCTCTCGCTCCTATCATAATTGACGGGTGGTAGGCTAAGATTAGTCAATAGGATTGGTGAATGTTGTTTGTTCTTTAACCAATCTAAATTTTTATGAACAATCTAAACTTGTAGATGTTTATATGGAAGCTTACACTGGACAGGGGTTCGATTCCCCTCGCCTCCAATTGGAGATATCATGATAAAAAAATCATTAGAACATCTTAAACAAAACAAGATGACATATATAGAACATCTAGCATTTGCTTTTTATCATGGGTGTGGATGTATTAAAGCTGGATTCCTATTAATCATACATTCAATTATACCAGCATTATACCCAAAGACAGGATCTAAACTAGTTACAAAACTCGGTAGAAGCTTTACGCAACACAAGAAAAATATTGCAAACAAATGAAAGGATTTCGTATGTTTTCTTTATTCAAGAATTTTTTTCAAGGGCGATCATATACTTGGTCTAAGGTAAGAAAAGAACATCTTAAAAGAAACCCAGAATGTGCAGCGTGTGGAAGAAAGGATGATCTTGAAGTTCATCACATTGTTCCATATCACATAGACCCAAATAGAGAATTAGACCCAGAGAATTTAGTTACATTATGTGGAAAATATTGTCACTTTGTATTTGGTCATTTAATGGATTGGAAAAGCTGGAACAAAAATGTATGTCAAGATGTCGTGAGGTATAGGCATCAAATTCACAATAGACCATATAAAAAAGATTGACAAAAGTCTCAGGAACGAGTATCATAATTAGGCGTGATACTCAATAACGAAAGGAAACCAATGAGAAAAACTATTCTGTTGACAGGTGGTGCTGGTTTTATAGCACATCATATTGTAGATTATTTTCTAGCAAATACTGATTTTAATATTATTACTCTTGATAGACTTGACTATAGTGGAAACCTTAATAGGTTAAATGAAGTTGTTGTTTCCCATCCAGAATCAGAACGCAAAAGAGTAAGAACTGTATTTCATGATCTTAAAGCAGAGGCTAATCCACAAATAATTAACACTATTGGTAGTGTTGACTATATGGTACACCTAGCCGCCGGTAGTCATGTAGATCGCAGCATAGACTATCCAATGGAATTTGTAATGGACAACGTGGTTGGAACAGTAAATATGTTAGAACTAGCACGTAAGTCTGATAAGCTTGAGCGATTTGTTTATTTTTCTACTGACGAGGTATTTGGTCCCGCACCAGTCGGCATAAAGTATAAAGAGAATGATAGATATAATTCTACTAATCCATATAGTGCATCAAAAGCTGGAGCAGAAGAAATTGTAGTTGCATACGAAAACACATATAGCTTACCATGCTACATTACACACACTATGAATGTATTTGGGGAACGTCAACATCCAGAAAAGTATATTCCACTCTGCATCAAGAAGTCGAGAGATGGAGAAAGCGTAACTGTACATAGCAATAAAGAAAAGACAAAGGCTGGATCTAGACACTACATTCATGCAAGTGATGTTGCTGATGCAGTATGGTTTATTCTTAACAATGATGTTTCACAAGCAAAGATAGATGATTTTGGTGGTGCTAAGTGTCAGAAGTTTAATATCGTAGGTTCTGAAGAAATGGACAATCTAGAATTAGCACAATTTATTGCATCTACACAGAATAAAGAACTAAATTACGAAATGGTTGATTTCCATAGTTCTCGTCCAGGTCATGATTTACGTTATGCTCTTGATGGCAATAAAATGAAAAATCTAGGTTGGACTCCGCAGCCAGTTAAAGATAGATTAGCACAAACAGTTGAATGGACTCTAGCAAATAATAGGTGGTTAATTTAATGTATACAAAGCTAGTATCAATAACTCCAGACGCAGAAAAACTGATAGCTTATTGTGCAAGAGTGTCCAACCCAAACCAGCAAGATCGAGAAGATTTTGCTAAATTAATATCATATTGCATAAAGCATCAGCACTGGAGTATATTTGAACAAGGATATATGACTGTAGAAATTAGTACTACAAGAGCTATTGCAGCACAAATACTTAGACATAGGAGTTTTACGTTTCAAGAATTTAGCCAAAGATATGCAGATGCTCAATTACTTGGGTATATAGATGCTCCAGACATTAGAAAACAAGACCAAAAGAATAGACAAAATAGCACCGATGATATTCCACAGCACATTAAAAGATATTGGACAAAAGTTATAGAGGAGCATTTCGATAGGTCTATAAAACTTTATGATGCTTTGCTACATGATGGTGTTGCTAAAGAGTGTGCTAGGTTTGTATTACCACTAGCTACTCCGACAAAACTTTATATGACAGGTAGCATAAGATCATGGATTCATTATATAGAATTAAGATCTGCAAATGGTACGCAGAAAGAACATATGGATATAGCGAATAGTATTAAGGATATTTTTGTAGAACAATTACCTATTATCTCGGAGGCACTAGATTGGAATCATGATTAACGTAGAAGTAACTGAAAATGATATCATTCGTGCAATGAAAAATGTTAGATTTAATCCAGTTCAACTTGCAGTAGCTAGGAAATATAACGTAAATCCAGAAGATGTAGATATTGGTGAAGATAGGATATTTGTGTGGTCAGATGATGAAGATCACAAAACATATATTCTAGAAGGCAACACAGAAGAATTTGACTTCTTCATGTCAGAATGGGAATTCTACGTAGAAAAAGACATAGATTTTGTCGAAGAAGAGTTCGTTTTTCAGATGTCAGAAAAAAAATTTCAAGAGTCAGCTTGACAGAATGACGATACAGGGTATACTTGGGTCATCAGCGAAACAAACCCAAAACCTTGGAGAAGCCAAATGATTATTAATGAAGCAAAAAGTGATGTGTGTGTTAGTGGCAATTTCAAGACTTCTGGCTTTAAGATTCAGGCCAGTAGCAAAGCGTTTGACATTCTTTCTAGCAACATTTACCAGTACAAGGTTCGTGCTGTTGTGCGGGAAATCTCCTGCAATGCTGTAGATGCTCATGCTGCCGCTGGCAATCCAGATCCGATCAAGGTTCATCTGCCAACCGCTCTTGAGCCAAATTTCTCTGTGCGTGATTTTGGCATCGGACTGTCTGATGAAGACGTTCGTGAAATCTTCACTACTTATTTTTGCTCAACTAAGACTTCATCAAATGATTTTGTTGGAGCGTTGGGTCTTGGTAGCAAGTCTCCATTCTGTCTGGTGGATTCTTTCACTGTTACCAGTTTTTTCAATGGAGTCAAGAATCTGTACTCATGCTATCGTGATGAGCATGGTGAGCCACAGGTCGCTTTGCTTACAACTGAAGATACTGACGAGCATAATGGTGTTGAAGTTTCAATGGCTATTGAAGACCGACACATTGATGAATTCGCTCAAGAAGCAGAACATGTTTACTTCTACTTC